GCAATGGCCGCAATCAAGTATTTGAAAGATCACAACGAGATTAGAGAAAAGCATCAGGAACGAGCAAGGAAACTAAAACACAGATTGACCAAGAATGGCATTAACGTTATGGAAACTTCAACAACACACATTGTTCCCGTGCTTGTGGGAGATGCCAAGAAGTGCAAGAGCATGAGCGACATGCTGCTCAATGAGCATAACATCTATGTCCAACCAATTAACTATCCTACGGTTGAGGAAGGCACGGAGCGTTTAAGATTTGCTCCTACTCCTTATCACGATGATGGGATGATTGAGGATCTGATCCTAGCTCTGACATCTGTGTTTGAACAGCATCGTCAGGAGTAAGTCTAAAATTATCATTGATGTCGTCCGGTGTGCCAACCTCAAATATCATGCTGTTAGAACTGAGGGCTTCGATGCTGTGTGGACTCATTTCCATAATGTCAACTGTCTTGCCTTCTTCTAGAACCGCAGTCTGAGTGTTGCCTGACTTGATGTCCGTAAACTCAATCTTGAACCTTCCAGCCTGTACGAACCAACTCTTCTTCTTGTTCTTGTGGATTACCAAGGTAGTGCGAGCACCAACCTTTTCAAATACCAGTATCTTTCCACAATAAAATCCATTGGAGGCCCATATGACTTCGTAACCCCATGCCTTGTCTATCTTTCCTGTTTTTGAAAATTCCATTATTTTCTCTTATCTATGATTTCATCTATGAGACCATACTCCAATGCTTCTGTTGCACTCATGAATTTGTCTCTCTCCATGTCGGCGGCAAGCGTGTCATACTCCTTGCCCTTTGAATTGTGCTTGACATAAATGTTGGTTAGATTTTTCTTTATCTTGAGTATTTCAGTAACCTGTATTTCCATGTCAGTGGCCTGTCCGCCCGCGCCACCACTGGGTTGGTGTATCATGTGTCTTGCATTGGGCAACATGTATCTTTTTCCTGCCGCACCAGCCTGTGCTAGTAATGATCCCATTGAGCATGCCTGTCCCATGACATATGTTCTAACGTCTGGCTTGATGAACTGCATGGTATCATAAATGCTCATGCCTGCTGTAACCACTCCACCTGGTGAGTTGATGAACAGCGAAATATCCTTGTCGGTATTTTCGCTTTCAAGGAACAGCAGTTGTGCAACGATAGAATTTGCCATGTGATCCTCCACGGGACCATTTAGCATGATGATCCTTTCCTTGAGTAATCTGCTGTAAATATCAAAGGCTCTCTCGCCCTTCTGTGTAGTTTCGATAACCATTGGTATCAGTGCCATATAAATCTAATCCTTTTTTTGTGTGTATTACCCTTATTATAATTTAAATACTTTTCGTTGTCAATTGTAATTTTGGACAATTATTGCCAGTTTACACAGTAATTTATATTTTTTACGGTTGACGTAACGTGTTCGTGAAACTATAGTATAGATAGCATTGACCCATTGATTCGTCAAGCAGTCGTGCTTAACCATGCCCTAGTAATTCGTTACACAGGCATAATAGGAGAATGCATGAAAAAAAACACAGTCTATAATAGACAGGTAGAAATCAACAAATATCTTAAGAATTTTAAAATTCCTTTTGAAATGAAGGATGATGCCATTGACACTAGGACCATGGCTGACAATTACGACAATGGAGTAATTCCATTGGAGGACATCTCAAAAGCAATTGATGTCGTGTTGGGTCCGGACAAGAAACCAAACACCGCGGGCAGTTATGATCCAAAGAATGGAATAGTCAAGTTTGGTTGGGTGGAGTGGAAGGACATGTATCTATGGCCTAGATTCCAGCGTGACGTTGCTCCTAACCATTTATATAAAATTGAATGTGATTTTGAACACACTTCCGTTCTGCTACCAACCGCAATCAAGGTTGATGGCATGTATATGCTGTGGGATGGTCATCACACCGCGCAGGAAATGCGCAGGCAAAATTATACGAGCTTTCCCGTTTGGTACATTGATGTGGAAGATATAAAGGAAGAAACAATCACGAAGGCGGGTTTTACCGATAGGATTGAATACGCAGTGTGGCTGGCAGGGCAGAACATGATACGTATCAATAGCAAGAACAAGAGAAAGTTACACGCCTACGACGAATACATGATTCTCTTGGAGACAAAGGACAGTGCTACCACGGCGATGAATAATATTTTATCAGCCACGGGCTTTACAGCCAAGCGTAATCCCAACACTCCAAATGCATTCAGCCAAATTAAGAGCGGACAGACAATATATGAAATGAGTGATGATTATGGAGTGAAGGGAAAATATTTAAAGCGGGCTTTGGCATTCCATAACCAACATTGGAAGACGGCGGCTGCGGAACTGGAGATATGGAGGCCCATGGCTCTACTATACAGGATGGCAGAGGTTGAGGGATTTGATATAGATGCACAGTTTGATCAGGAGTTGGGTGATCTTTTTATTAAAACTTGGGGAGATCCTAGTTCAGTACAGTTGGGCTTAAAGGAAAATTATGAAACTGCATTGCTCAGCAAAGGTTTTAAGCAACCAAGAGATCATGATCAATGGAGAGTTTATGATTCAATTATCAATTTATACAACAAGGAAATTGCAAGAATACAACTTCCTCAGGCACAGTGTAGGTGGTAACATGAAATTCTTATATCTAATGAAGGATCCGCTAGGAAGTGGTGACTGCAAGATTGGTATCACAGGTTTCGAAAGTGCCAAAACGAGGCTTGGCGTTTATCAAAACAGTTACAGTGCTTCGAGCCATCTTGCCACGTTCAATCATATGTGGTATGGTAAATCCAATCCTGTGAGCAGGTTGGAAACTGTACTAAAGGACACGTTTGGGTACGCAATCATGCTGGAGGGCATGGGATTTTCGGAATGGATTGCTGAGCCAGAGTCTACCATAATATCCAAAATAGAAGAAACCATAAGGGATTATCATTTTCATGTGTATCCAGCTGGCAAAAATGCCAACATACACAACATAGACAGCATAATAGAGGGGTTGACAGGCGGGGATAAATCTGCTATAATATCAGCATAAACAAGGCAAACTGAAAGGCAAAAAATGGCATTAGAAAATAGAGCGATAGACACAATAATACACAGATTCAAGAGCAGAGAAAAGAATCCACCAAATCTATATTTTGAGAACGGCATGCTGTGGGCGGACACTGACAGCGAGCAGGACGCGGAGATTATCAAGCAGGGCTTGGAATCCGTCATAATCAATACCTGCAGGGTGAAGGTATCAAAAATACAACCAACCAAACAGCAACCATGGAGCCAGTACTCATTCGAGGTTACGGCACTAGAGGGTATATAACATGAGTGCGATGGGAGACATCAAGTTCACCACCGCGGGAGACATGATGCGTACACAACCACAGGATATCATAGACAGGCTGGAGGCTGACAACAGCAGATTGGCAAAGGAAAAAATCATCGAGGATGCCATGAACGAGGGACTGGATGAGTTCTTCCAAGGCGTCGCAATGTGCCTTGATAGGTTACACACGTTTGGTGTCAAGCAGGTTCCAGAAAAGAAAGAAGAGGGTGGACAGGGACTTGCCTGGAAGCCATTCACGGAATTGGCAAACAGTCTTTACAAGAGAGAACTAACGGGCCACGCTGCCAAGGATGCGATTGAATTGGCAATGAACGTTGCAACACAGGAACAGTGGAACAAGTTCTATCGTAGAATTCTTATCAAGGATCTGCGTTGTGGTGTGAGTGAGAAGACAGTCAATAAGATTGCAAAGAAATTAAAGTTGGACAAATACAAGGTGCCCGTGTTTGAATGCATGCTGGCACACGATTCAGCAAACCATGAAAAGAAACTGAAGGGCAAGAAACTGTTGGAACCCAAGTTGGATGGTGTTCGTTGCGTTACGGTTGTGGATTACCAACAGAGGACAGTGACACAATACACTCGTAATGGTAAGGTGCTGGAAAACTTTGGACACATCACCAAGGCGCTTGAAGGATACATGGAAGAGATTGGACGTTCATATGTGTTGGACGGAGAAGTTGTTTCAAACTCATTCCAGGATCTCATGAAGCAGGTACATC